TGGGTGAAGATAGTTAATAGCTTTGGAGAGGATTTTTATGCAGAGGACATAGTGCAGGAGGTATACCTTCGCATTATGTCCTATTGCAGTGAAGAGCAGTTAATAATAGATGGCCAGGTGAACAGGCCCTATATGTATTTTGTTCTTAGAAATACCTATCTACTCATGAACAGAGGGCAGAAGCCTAATATAATATCCATAGATCATGCATATAATGTTAAGGCACCTGAGGATATCATAGATATCACTGAGGCCTATATGAAGATACAGGATAAGATCAATAAAGAAGTGAACACATGGCACTGGTATGATCAGAAGCTATGGCACATTTATAGAGATCCCGGCATGAGTATTAGAAAGATTGCGAAAGAAACCACCATAAGCCCGAAGAGTATATTCGTTACTCTCAAGCACTGCAAGGAGAGAATCAATACAGCAGTAGGTGAAGATTGGATAGATTATAAGAATGGAGATTACGAATTGATATGATAAAGATATTACAGATATTAGAGAAGGAGATAAGAGAGAGAGAAAACAGATCCAAACAGAATTATGTGAAGTACATAGAGATGAAGGATGAAGTGGTAAAACTAAAACAGCAGATTGAGATTCTGAAAAATGATCTAAGAGAATTGAGTGAATTTGCAAAGAAAAATAATATAGTATAATGGCAACACGAAAAAAGAAAGTAACAGCTCCAGTAGAGGAGCCTATCACCTGGCAGTTAGGAGATGCAGTAGAATCAGTAACTGAGGCCACAGGGATTAAAGCAATAGTAAAACATCTTCTAGGAGAAGATTGTGGATGTAATGAACGGAAGGAGGCACTGAATGAATGGGGTGCCAAGATTCAGAATAAAATATCTACACTATTCAGAAGAAATAACATTAAGCCTTTAACACAGGAGGAGTATGAATACCTAGATGAATTCTTCAGTAGAGCTAATCAGAGCATTAAACCATCTGAGCAGTACAAGATGTTAGAGATCAATAATAGAGTATTCTCTCAGAAACTACAATATACTACCTGTGGATCATGCGTATTTTCAATGGTGAATCAACTTAAAACAGTATACAATGCCTATTCCGAATCCCAAGGATAATGAATCTAGAAATGAATTCATGCAGAGATGTATGAGTGATGAGAATATGATCAGTGAATATCCCAGTGAGCAGAGAGCTGCCATATGTAATACAGCATATGATGAGAAGCTATCAAGTATGAAAGTATCATTTGATTTTGATGGAGTGCTAACCACATCTAAAGGAATCAGGAAAGCCATAGATCTAGTAGAGAAGGGAGTGATAGTGTATATCATTTCTGCTAGATCAGAAGCAGATGGTATATTGAAGATAGCTAAGAGGATAGGCATACCTGAGAATAGAGTTCATGCCACAGGATCTAATCAAAAAAAGATATGGCTAATTCAGGCTCTTAATATAACTACTCACTATGATAATAATATTGAAGTAGTTAGAGCATTACCTGGAGTAGGTGCTATGATTTGATTAACCAAAAATTATCATTTATGCAAGAGGAAGTAAAGATATCTAAAAGAGGAGGAGTAAGAGAGGGATCTGGAAGGAAACCCAAAGCAGCAGAGATAGCTCTAGCACAACAGATGGATAAGGTAGCACCATGTGAGCAGGTGCTCAATGCACTATATCATAAGGTACTAGATGGAGATACTGCAGCTATCAAGCTGTGGTTAAATTACCGGTTAGGTATGCCAGTGCAGAGAGTAGAGCAGGAAACAAAGGTGGATATCAATTCATTCAATATTAAGGATGTAGTAGAGTTTAATGATACGCCTGAGCTCGAAGTATAGTAATTTATTCAGGAGTGATTCCAGGTACTTTGTGATCACTGGAGGCCGTGGATCATCTAAATCATTCTCAGTAGCTGCATGGGTATGCCTGCTATCATTCGAGCCTGGTCATAAGATATTATTCACTAGGCAGACCATGACATCAGCCCATATATCTATCATTCCAGAATTCAAGGAGAAGATAGAGCTCATGGGATTGGAGGCCCATTTCGAGATCACTAAGAGTGAGATAGTCAATAAGACATCAGGCAGTGAGATAATCTTTAGAGGTATCAAGACATCATCCGGTGATCAGACAGCTAATCTGAAATCACTGCAGGGTATCACTACCTGGATAGTGGATGAGGCAGAAGAGCTCACTGAAGAGAATACCTTTGATAAGATTAACCTATCCATCAGGAGCAGTAAGAGAGATAATAGAGTAGTATTGATTCTAAATCCATCTACCAAAGAACATTGGATATACAGAAGATTCTACGAAGATAAAGGAGTGCAGCCTGGTAGCAATACTGAGAATGGAGATACCTGCTACATCCATACCACATTCCAGGATAATATAGAGAATCTTCCCCAATCATTCCTAGATGAGGTAGCTATCATGAAGGAGAGGAGGCCTGATAAGTATCAGCATACTATTCTAGGTGGATGGCTTGACAAAGCAGAAGGAGTGATATTCTCTAACTGGAGCATAGGCCTATTCCAGAATATGGGATCAGTGGTATATGGACAGGATTATGGATTCTCACAGGATCCTACTACATTGGTAGAGACATCCATTGATACCAAGAATAAGAAGATATACCTGAGATTGCATCTATATGAGAAGGGCCTAACTACATCCATGATAGCAGATATCAATAAGAGTAGAGCAGGAGCTAACCTAATCATAGGTGATAGTGCAGAGCCCAGGTTAATCACTGAGCTGAATGCTATGGGGTGCAATGTAGTGCCTGCTATTAAGGGCCCTGATTCAGTGAGCTATGGTATCAGCTTGATGCAGGATTATGACCTGGTAATTGATGAGGGTAGCATTGATCTAATCAAGGAGCTGAATAATTACTGTTGGTTATCTCAGAAGAGTAAAACACCAATAGATAAGTGGAATCATGCATTAGATGCTGCTAGATATGCTATTAGTTACCAGTTAGAAAATCCAAACAAAGGAAAATACTATATAAGATAATATATATATAAAGAGTTAAAGTAAACATTTAAATAAAGATAGATATAATGGTGATACACAGCAGATTAAAAGAGCATAGTACAAATGACAAGGAATTGAGTTATTGATATATGACTGATGATCTGAATGTATTAACCAGAGAAGTAGAGCAGTACATCCTTAGAAAAACGGGTAAGAGGGTATATATTGTATTTAATAATATCCAGAGATTTGCCGTACATTTGGAGATGTTGCAGATGGCGTATAAATATATTAAAGAAAACAGATGAAGTTAGATATCACAATTCCTACTAGCATGGCTGAGATTCCATTGCTTAATTACCAGAAGTATCTGAAGATGCAGGAGAATTCAGATGATAAAGAATTCATAGCTCAGAAGATGGTGGAGATATTCTGTGGAATAGAGCTGAAGGATGTGGTGAAGATTAAGCTAACAGATCTGAATGAATTGATAAATCATTTCAATACAATCTTCTCAGTTAAACCTGTATTTCATCAGACATTTAAATTGAAAGATATGGAATTTGGATTCATCCCTAACCTGGAAGATATTACATGGGGTGAGTATATTGATCTAGAACATCACCTAAATAATTGGGATGAATACCATAAGGCAATGGCTGTCATGTACAGGCCCATTGTGAGCAAATCAAAAGATAAATATGAGATTATGCCATATACGGCTAATGATGATTTTCACGAGCTCATGAAGTATATGCCAATGGAGATAGCAATTTCAAGCAGGGTTTTTTTTTACAATTTAGGAATCGAATTATTAAACAGTACAGTGGATTATTTGGAGATGAAATTGAAGAAAATGAACACGAGAAAGGGCAGGAGGATTTTTCAGAAAGGGGACAATTCGCAAAGCAATGGGGATGGTATACTTCAATATATGCAGTCGCTAAAGGAGATATCACAAGATTTGATGAAGTCACCGGATATGGGTTACATAAATGTCTCACCTATCTCACCTTCGAGAAGCAGAAAACAGAAATTGAAATCAGAGAATTAAATAAAAACATAAAGAAATGACAGGATACTACACACTAGTTAAGGCACTGAAGGATCACTTTGATAATGATGTGCTAGTGAACACAGTTACCAATGGAGATATATTTGATGTGGATCTCTCAAAACAAACCATCTTCCCATTGGTGCATACAATGGTAACACAGGCACAATTCCAATCTAACATTCAGAGATTTACATTGACCTTATTCTGCATGGATATTGCTGATTCAGTTAAGGTGGAGGATGATACTAAATGGGAAAGTAAGGATAATACTAATGATGCATTGAATTCTACACTGCAGATATTAAATAGAGCCTACCAGATGTTACTGCATGGAGCTCTGCATGATTTGAATTATCATGTAGAGAATAATCCTACCTGCGAACCATTCACTGAGAGATTCGAGAATAATCTAGTAGGATGGGCCATGACATTGCAGATCATATGTCCTAATGATATGACCATCTGTTAATGGATCAGAAAAATACATATGACTATCTTCTAGAGTTTAGAGACCTGGTAATTAAACAGGCTAAAGATAATCTAGCACAACAGGGTAAGAATAGCAGTGGTAATCTATCTGAATCAATTAACATTGATGTTAAGGTAATGGAGAATTCCATAGGAATCTATGTTGATATGGAGGATTATGGCAAATTTGTTGATCAGGGAGTCAATGGTAAATTTTCAGCATATGCTACTCCTTATTCATTCAAGAATAAGATGCCACCACCATCTAAGCTAGATAAGTGGATAGTAAGAAGGGGAATAGCTCCAAGAGATGAGAATGGAAAGTTACTGCCCAGGAAAATATTGCAATTCCTCATAGCTAGAAGTATATTTAGGAATGGTATTAAGCCTAGCCTATTCTTTACCAAAGCATTTGAAGAGGCATACAAAATACTGCCAGATGAGTTAATAGATAAGTATGGATTAGATGCTGAAGGATTACTACTAGAAGCATTAGATCAGGTGATAAGAAAAATAGAAAGTAATGGCTAATATATACGCAAGGAGCCCACATATTGTTAAGGTATCTAGCCTTACTCAATTGGGAAGTAAGATTGAATTATATATCTATGATGGATCTAGTGGAGGCCCACCAGTATCTCCTCAATATACATTGAGTAAGTTAATACCTGCGAGTAATAATACTGATACATATTACAACATTAGCCCATATCTAAGAGAATACCTGGAGCAGGATTGGTCATTGAATTACAATACGGTGAATGATCTAACTACCTACAGCAGATGGACATGGGTAGAATATAAGACATATAATCTAACCGGTGCAGGTTATGTATTAGATCAGACCAAAGTATTCAGGGTATTTGATGGATATGGATATTATGAGGATGGAGTCAATCCAGATTTGGGCAGTATATTATTAGGCAATGGTACTAAGCATTATTACTGGTATGATCATGCTAATACTCCATCATCTATTGTATCACATAGGGCAGGTATGGTAACTGCATTACTAGAGCGTGATTGGTTTGTATACAGGCAGAACCTGGTGAATCCTGCATTAACCCAAACCCATACATATACAACAGGTGGAATATATGATCTATTCCGAGTTAATCCTACCTGGTATGCAGATGGTAACATCATGCAGATCTATGATGATTTGAATGTGCTACAATGGGAAGCTACATTCATTCCTAAGGTAGAGTGCAGATATACTCCAATGACTATTGATTTCATCAACAGGTATGGAGGATGGCAAAGAGAGTTTTTCTTTAAAGCATCTCAAGAATTATTCAATGTAACTAATACTACCTATAATCTAATGATGGATGAGATTCTACCATATACCTTAGCTGATGGACAGCGTGCTGTATTCAATGCTAACGGGATACGTAAGTATACTATCAATACTGGATGGGTAGATGAAAGCTATGGAGAAACTATCCAGGAATTATTACTGAGTGAAAGGATAATATGGAATGATAGTAATCAGGCTTTACCGGTAAAGATCAATACTAAGAATATAAACAAGCAGAAGAACATCAATAATAAGACAATCAATTATCAGCTAGAGATAGAGCTCGCATTTGATGTAATTAATTCAGTGATATAATGAATAGGCAGGTACGAGTATTCATAGAGGGAAGAGAATTAGATCTATTCCAGGATGAACAGATTCAGGTAAGTACTTCAATACAGAATGTATATGATATCTCTAAGAGTCATACAGATGCAAGTCAATCATTCACTGTACCTGGCACTGCTAAGAATAATCAGATCTTTGAACACTTCTATGAGAATTCAATTGATGGTACATTAGATTACGGCCTGAGAAGAGATGGATACATTGAGATAGATCTAACTACATTCAGAAAGGGAAGGATATCCCTAGAAAAAGCAACCATAAAAAATGGAAGTATACATGATTATACTATCACATTCTATGGTAATCTTCTAAGTTTAAAAGATAAATTTGGTGAGGATAAGTTAAAGGATTTAGATTATTCATCCATTGAACATGACTGGACATTAACAGATATTGTGAATAGGATAGATGGTACATTGCTGAATCCAGATGTTGCATGGCCATTGATTACATCCAATAGATTGTGGGAATATAATGGTGCATTAGCTAATTATACACTACCTAACTTTTTAACTTCTACAATAACAAGTAATGACATAGCAACTAATCCAGGTGCTATTGATCCTAAAGCTGAATTATTCCCTGCAATCAGGATATCTAAGATAATGGAATTCATTGAGGCTAAATATGGAGTAACATTCAACAGCACATTTTTTGGTAATGAGAAATTCACTAATGCATATATCTGGTATAAGAATAAGAATGTACCTAAATTCAGCAGTGCTCCTCAAGATATAGATATAACAGGATTAAACACATCATCATTCACTACTTATGATCTTACTCCTTATGTTGATTATGTGAATAATAGCATAAGATTTGCTTATCTTACCGGAGCAGGTGCATCTTATCATGTGATTGATTTCACCAATATAACCGTATCAGTACCTGGATTAATATGGTATATTGATGTATATAGGAATGGTACTTT